ACCAATCCTGCTTCACAGAATTTATATTTTCCCAATGATCGTGGAATGGACTTCTCACCACAAATTGTAAAGGACATCAGATGGGGCAGACCATAGCAATCAAAGAAATACAACCACAACACTACGGCGAAGGCATGGAGTTGGTAAAATCAGCGATCATGGATTACGTGGGCAAGTTTGATATTGATCCTATAGATTTCAATTTCAAGGCCAAAAACTTTTTCGTCACACCTGGCAACATTTCAAGGGCCATCCTGTGTGATGATGAGATCATAGGTTTTTTTGTATGCACCCATTATGACAGTCTATGGAACAATGAAAAGAAATTGAGTATGGAATTATTCTATCTAAAATCAGAACACAGAACTGAAATCAACATCAACAAGGTGTATGCCTACATCGAAAACTATGCTTTCACCAATGGTTATGTCAGCATACAGTTTGATGATTCATTGCCATACTTCAGTGATTACGTGAAAGGTTTTGATGAGACACGACAGATATCCGTGAGATATGAAAAGGAAGTAATATGATAGTTAGACCAATCATCAGACAGTTCGTCAAAGCGGACATACCACAATTAATCGAATTGGGTAGAGAATGCCTCACAGAATCACGATTCAATTATCTCTACTATGATGTGCAAAGGATCAGGGATCAATGGTTACAGGGTGTGAATTCACCTTATGAGACAGCATTCGTTATTGAGAAAGGCAACGAGATAGTGGGCATGAGTGCCATAAGATTGATCCAATACGATTACAATTATGATTTCTATGCCAATGACTATTTCACTTACATACAACCTGAACATCGAGCAGGATTGTTGGTGATAAAATTATTCAAAGCACTACAACAATGGGCCATTGAAAAGAGAGCAGTTGAGATACGTTTCAATTACGGTTTTGGTGACGACAATGAAAGGATCGCAAAACTAATGAAATTATTGAGATATGAAAAAATGAACGAAGAATATAGAAAGATGTTGATGTAATGGGTGGAAGTTGTTTTATAAAAGATACCAAGATAACAATGGCTGACGGTAGCCTAAAAAATATCCAAGATGTCAAAGTTGGAGATGTCGTAAAAGGCAAGGACGGCAACAACAAAGTCATTGAATTGGATTGGACCAAGTTGGGCAACAGAGAACTGTATTCATTCAATGGATCAAAATATTTCGTCACATCAGAGCATCCATTCTGGACAGACCAGGGTTGGCAATCCATCAATCCAGAACACACCAAGCAACAGGACGGAGAAGCATTATTCAAGCAATTGACTGGCTCATTGACTGTTGGTAGCCAGGTGTTCAAGGATGGCAAATTCACAGAATTAAAATCAATTGAGAGCACACAACCCCATGATCCAGAGATGCCATTGTATAATTTCTATCTTGACGGTGATCAAAGTTATTTCGCTGATGGTTGGTGTGTCCACAATAAGGGTGGTCCAGTGGCCGCGGTCAAAAAAGTTTTCAAGGCCATAGGTGATCTAGTCGAGGGTGTGGTAAAAATATTCACATCACCGTTCGGTCTGGACATCACTGTGCCAGATGTGACGGCACAACAGGATGAGCAGATACAGGGTGTTCTCTTAAACAAGGATTCAGGTATAACCAATGTGCCCATAGTGTATGGCACACGTATGGTGGGTGGAAACAGGGTTTTCGTTTCAACCAATGGATCAGGCAATGAATACCTATACGTGGCCTATGTGCTGTCAGAGGGACAATGCAATGGCTACACACAACTGTTGATCGATGACATAGAAGTCACACCAAATTCATATGCTCATGGTGTCAGCACAGGAGTTTCTACATCACCTTATTCAGATGAGAGTCGTTTACAGGTCCAATTCTTTGATGGCAGGGACGATCAGGTCAGTTCATCATTGCTACAGGAAGCACCAGGTTGGACATCCAATCACAAACTTTCTGGATTGTGCTATATCGCTTGTAGATTCAGATGGAAGAAGATCAAGGAACAGGCAGACGCTGACAACAATCCATATGGCGGTGGTATCCCCAACGTCAAGGTCACACTACAGGGCAAGAAGATATTTGATCTTGTGTCAGGATATTCACCAGCCAGCATAGGCACAATAACAGGACAATCAGGAACTTCATCAGGCTTTTTCAACCTACAGGACACAACAGCCACTCTGTATAAAACATATTCTAATCAATCCAGCACGGTTCAAACACTGGACAATGACATCACATTCACTTTGACTTCCGCTTCTGATGTCAAGATAGTGAGGACCATAACCACAACTTCAACATCCGCGGGTGTGAATTTCAACAATGCCATGAACTTGACGGATTCAGGAGGGGGATTCATATCAGGTGGAGCCAACACCATACTGGGCACCATAGGTGGCAATGTCAAACAGAAGACCATCACCTACGAGAACACTTTCAACTTGGCCGCTGGAGATTACAAGATTGATTTCACCAACACCGCTGATCCTTACACCGCGGGCACATTCAATACCACATTCTACAACCTTGTGGAGATCATCGTGCCAGAAGTGGAAGATCACACGGTGTTGTATGAGAATGAGACCGTCAGTTTCAACAACAATCCAGCCAACGTGTTGTTGGACTATATGCGAAATCCCAGATATGGCAAGGGACTTGACAATGACGCATTTGATTGGATCACATTCCGTAAGGCCGCTCTACAATGCGACCAAACGGTCAATTACACAGATGCTACAACAGGCAAGGCATTCACTTGTGATGCTGTGATACAAACATCAGCATCCATAATGAACAACTGTAAATTGTTGTTGGTTGGTTTCAGAGGCATCATGCCTTACACACAGGGACAATTCAAACTGAAAATTGAGAATGCCGGAGATGACAATGACATAGAAGCCATACCATCAGATCCACCAGTGGCATTCACGGCCACAGCAGACAACATCGTGGGTGGTATCAAATTGGTGGGAGACAACAAGGAAAGCAAATTGAACAGATGTAGGATCACTTATGTAGATCCCGATTCTGATTATCAACCCAACGAGGTGATCTATCCTGCGGATGGATCAGCGGACGACACCCTGTTCCTTTCTGAGGACAACAACCAAAGATTTGAAGCCACTGTGTCATTGCCAACCGTGGCCAACAGAGAGCAGGCCCTACAGTATGCGGAAGTGTTCGTGAAAAGATCGCGGAATGCCAAGCAGATACAGTTTGCCACAACCATAGCAGGATCAAACGTGGCAGTGGGTGATCTATGTAGGGTCATATCAGAGAACATAGGTCTTGATGGCATATTCCGTATCACAGATATTCGTTTGAATTCAGAGGGAGACATACAGATCACGGGATTTGAACATCAACCAGAGATCTACACCATCAATGCCAAAAGTGCGGACATCACTCGTCCATCATTGAACTTGCCAGATCCATTATCAGTGCCAGCACCAACCAATCTAACCCTGTTGAGTTCAGGACAATCATTGAGCGGAACTGACAACCAATCGGGCTACGTGGGTAGCACGGAAATAGTGCATCGTATCAAGGCATCATGGACTGCCACCGCGGATCCATTCTTTGAGAGATACATCGTGCAATACAAGATCAGCACAGACACGGATTACATCACGGCGGGAACAACTTCAGACACATTTTTCTTCATAGCACCATTGGTGTCTGGAACCAACTATGACGTTAGGGTGGCATCAGAGAACGAATTGAACAGACGATCAGCATTCGTCACATCAACAGGACACACCGTCAGTGCTTAGATTGAAATTCTATCAACTGATCCGAGATCTGGGACACTTTGAATGTGATCGACGTGCCAAGCGACGTGGTTATGTGGGATCAGCGGGCCGTTGTCCGGGTGGTGATCAACACACCTGTGATTTCCGGGCGAACCGAACCAATTATCGATATGTGAGCCTGTTGAACAAAATGAACAGAGCAGAACGTGATCAGAAGAGGCAAAAGATGGGCCTCAAGCGTTGGCCAACACCTTAAGAAACGGTCATTAGATCTTCAAGCTCACCATATTGTTCATAGCTCAACCATTTGATGAATCCGTGCTTCTTGCATCTGAGACTGCCATAATGAATCATATTACTGCTTTGTTGTAGATACATCTCACAATGGTCAGAACATCTGCTTAGGTATTTCATACCAGAGTTTTTGGCTTGATTGTTATTCATAATTTTATTATAAATGATCTTTCGTGATCTGTCAATGTGAGTGATCGTTATAGGTCTCCGCGGAGACCTGTAAATGGAAAAACATCACTTCGTTATCACTTCGTGATGTGTTTTCCATTTACATTCTTTAGAAGAAAGCACACAAAGAAACAAGACGAACGAAGTGAGTCTGTTTCTGTAGTGGGCATTTCCGCAGAGCGGAAATCCTCATTGTGCATCCAATTGGATCAGTCATCGCTGTCAATAACTCACACGACCAGAACGTCGATCTGGAGCGTGGTTTATGTCATACACTTTTATGTCCTCAGCCGCTCTGCCTTGTCCGTGATATTGATCCCAGGTATCGTTTTATTGATTTCTCAAACCCGCTCACACGCGGGACACCTGTTATGCTGGTATTTTTTCAAGCCCCAGCCAGTCAATCTGTCACTCACAGATCATTGTGTTCTCACACAACGGACGGGTCGTTCTTTAACCCCCACGATTGTTTTAGATCTGTTCGCAAAAGATCCTGCTTTATAAGTGTTTGAAAAATGCCTGTTTGCCTAAATTGTCTGCCTATCACAATTATATATGATCGACCCAAAAAAAACAAGTCAAAATTGGATCTGTGATAAATATCTTCCAATACTGAAACACATTGTGGTTCTCACAATGCTCCTTTTAGTATCCTTACAAGTGGGGCCAGTTTATCTGTTCGTCTGTATGCCATATCTTCAAACACATCGCTGGCCCCTTAAAAATTATGGCTGAAACCTGTCCCCAATGTCAAAACGTCAATTACATCAATCACTGGTGGCACAATGAAACCACTAATCGATGGGTGTGCCTGGGCTGTGGTATGGCGAGGAACAGAGAATACCAAAAGGATCAAGAGCCATTGCGACAGTATCACGAATCAAAACACCCGTTTAATCCAAAAATAAAGCCTTCTAAAGGGGGTTGACAAACATTTGTGATAAATGTATAATAAAAGAAATATATGGCTAAAAAAAGACGTAAAAATTATTGGGATCCAGGTTATCCAGTCACACTAACAGGTGCTGGTCCATGGAGAGAATCAATCAGCAACCCCGGATCATTCTACAGAGAAATTTTTGTTGAAATGGATGGTAATCCAATAGGCAGACAGTATGTGGATCAAGGCATGGAAAATTACCAACAAAAGGCCTGGGACGCAATATTGGCGGAATTGGACAGAGGCACACACATACGTGGTGTGGGTGCCATCATACAGGCCGATGATGGATCATTGAGCCTTGATTGCGATCATTTCCGATTTGAAGAGATCATAGAGGTTGACAGATAAAAATTCCAGTGTTATTATAAGATTCAATCAGGTTTTTCGTGTTCCAAAAGTTTCCTGATTGAGGGTGTGTGATCCCCAGATAATTCCAAATACTCTAGCAGGGATCACACATCAAATAACCCAAAAACACCATATCCCTCAAACACCCCAAGTTAAATAAAAAAATAATAATAATTGACTGCTACCCAAGGAGGAAACCAATGAGTCATCTTATACACCAGGGCGATAGTGCCCAGATCTTGAAACAATACCCAGACAATCACTTTGACAGCGTGGTCACGGATCCACCCTACGGCATAGAATTTTTAGGCAAGGACTGGGACAAAAATACAGGTGCCATAGAAATATGGAGAGAATGCCTGCGTGTTCTAAAGCCAGGTGGATTCTTACTGGCCTTTAGTGCCGCAAGGACCTATCATCACTTGGCCACCAACATAGAATCAGTGGGCTTTGAGATCCGTGATCAATTGATGTGGATCTATGCTTCAGGATTTCCCAAGGCACAGGACATAGGCAAAGCGATAGACAAACGCAATGGTATGAAACTTGAAAAAGTAGAGTTTTCTATAGATGAAATGACTAAAGTTGAAGACTTCATTTATAAACACAACAAAACACATAAGATTTATCGTAGGCTCCCAAATATCAATGGTGATAGGTTAGCAAAATCAATGGAGTCTGAAAATTACAAAAATAATCTTTATGAAGAAGTTTATGAAAAGAATAATGAATGGTCAGGTTGGAAGACAGCCTTGAAACCCGCACACGAGCCCATAGTGATGGCACGAAAGCCATTCAAAGGCTCAACCATAGACAATGTGTTGAAGCACGGCACAGGAGCACTGAACATTGATGCGAGTAGGATTCCTTTTGTTGATGATAAGGATGTTAAATCAGCACAGGGATTTAAGGGCAAACAAGGCACCCAGGTATTTGAAAACTTCAATCCAGAAAAAACAGACAAAAAATATGCGAATGATGAAACGTTAGGAATGCCCAATGACCAAGGCAGATTCCCCTCTAACGTGTTGGGTGAAATACCCGACTATCAAAAGTATTTCTATTGTCCCAAAGTCACAAGACGAGAAAGACACTGTGGCTTTGAGCAGGATCACATACCAGATCCCCTGGCCAATTACTCACAGGGCGATGTGAAAAATCATCCGCTGTGGGATCCAAGCATAGGCACCAACCTACAGAGATTGAAGCACAAGATATTAGAGCACAACAGGGATTTGGGCAAAAAAGATCCACTGGCACACATTCCAGCACCGTTTGGAGATGTGAAAGGTGCTTATCAAGATGGTGAAAGATTTGCGGCTGTTCATCAGCGACTACAACTGGGTGATTCAGCACCACGAGGTGAGAGAAGATGTAGCAAAAATGCACACGAAAGATGGCATCAAGGCATGGAGCACAAGAAAGGTGGCCGACCAGACCCACTGGCACACATCACACATCCAGACTTTAGTAGAAAAAAAGATGAGAATGGTAATCCTGTCAAAGAAAACAGCAGTTGGATGTATGACAAAGGTGGTGTAGAAAAGATAAAGAAAGCCATAGACCCTCTGGCACACATTGAAAAACCTTTTCAAGTTGAAACACAGTTTGATATACACAAAAGACAAGATGGTGTAAAGAATGCCATGATTAAACAGGCAGAAAATACAACTAAAAATGTAGGCAACAACCATCCCACAGTTAAACCAGTTGCTTTGATGCGTTATCTTATACAGTTGGTAACACCCGCCGACGGGAGTGTTTTGGACCCATTCACGGGATCAGGTTCAACAGGTATGGCCGCGTGTGAGTTGGGACACCGATTTGTAGGGTGCGAATTGGACCCAAACTATGTGCGGATAGCGAACAAGAGAATAACGGGTTGGCTCCAGCAGAACACATCTGACAACACCCAACAGAACACACAGTTTGATCAATTGTTTGAGCAGGATTAGACCCAGGAACACACCGATTTGAACCCTTCATAACACAGTAAAGAAGCGGTGCGAGGGTGAGCTATGTGGTCGTATAGACGGGGTAAAGGCGGCCCTTGTGTCATCCATTCTCAAAACCACTAAATCCAGTGTCAATCACCGTTTCTCCACCGTGCAGACCCACTTCTGAGGGTATCTGATCGTGAATTCCCGTGTGAATCAGATTGACAACGGTTCAAACTGTGCTATAATCATATTAATAACACAGTTTTTACTCATTGTTATATCTGTGTTATGTTCATGATGTTATTCATATTCATCATGGACTCCTTTCTACCCCTTAAGGGGTTGTTATGTTGGGGGCTCAATATACCTGTATATATTGGGCCCTTTTTTTATTCCAAATCAGATTGACACTGTGCCAATCTGTGCTATAATCGAGGTATGAAGAGAATCATATTGGT